CTGGTAAACCCATTGTAAGCAATGTACGCCGTAAGGTCATTCCTAAAAGTTATGACTGGGGACTATATGTTTATAAGAAAGCAAATGGAAAATGGTTTACAGATGGCGAAGGAAATGTATTAAACATCCCATCTATGAAGGGTGATATCTCTAAGATTGCAGAGTTGAAGGCTGCTGCAGTTCACTATGGAGATGACGGTCAAGGAAAAGCGGTATTCGTACCAGGACTAAATAGAATTACTGATGAAGAATATACAGAACAAATGGATAGATTAAAGAGTGGACTTATTCCATCTATGAACGATCTTGGTGCTTGGAAGGCTGCACAAGATACACTTGATACTCACGGAAGAGAAGCATACGATTCATGAGCGAACAATACGATTATGATTTTATTCAGGCTAGTCTTAAAACACAAGAAGACCCTGAAAGTTTATTTAAAGGACAAGATCCTTTTACAAAAGATTGGTCAATATTAAAAGAATATTCTGGACTAGATCAAAACTTTAAACGTAGAACTACAAGAAATGTTTCTAAGGTTTACGGATACAATGCGGTAGAACCAACAGCCCGTTATTTGGAAAATGCTAACGCTATTCCAATGGGACAAGACGGTAGTGGTTCTAAGCAGATTAATCCTGGAACGGTATACCGAAATGGTTATGGACTATTTGATGTAATTACACCACCATACAACATGTATGAGTTAGCAAGTTATTATGATACATCTTTTGCCAATCACGCAGCCATTGATGCTAAAGTAGAAAATGTTGTTGGTCTTGGATATCGTTTTGATATTACAGACCGCACAATGCTTCGCTTTGAAACTAATGGTGATTCAGGAGCGGTAGATAGAGCACGTCGTCGTATTGAAAGAATGAAACTAGAAATTCGTGAGTGGCTAGAGTCACTTAATGATGATGATTCATTTACAAATACAATGGAAAAAATTTATACAGATCTTCAGGCTACAGGTAATGGCTTTTTAGAAATAGGAAGAACAGTATCTGGAGAGATTGGATATGTAGGACATATTCCATCTACAACTATTCGTGTACGCCGTCTTCGTGATGGATTTGTTCAGATCATTGGACAGAAGGTTGTTTATTTCCGTAATTTTGGAGCAACTAATCCAAACCCAATGACTACAGATACACGTCCAAATGAAATTATTCATATCAAAGAGTATTCTCCTTTAAACACCTATTATGGAATTCCAGATATTATTTCTGCAGTTTCTTCTCTTATTGGAGACTCTTTGGCTGCTCAATATAATATTGATTATTTCCAAAACAAGGGTGCACCACGTTATATCATTACGGTCAAAGGTGCCAAACTTTCTGCAGACGCAGAAGATAAGATGTTTAGATTCTTGCAGACAGGTCTAAAGGGTCAGAACCATAGAACCCTATATATCCCACTTCCTGGAGATACTGACAACAATAAGGTTGAGTTTAAGATGGATCCAGTTGAGACTTCTGTACAAGAAGCATCGTTTGAAAAATATCGTAAACAAAACCGTGATGATATTCTTGTAGCACACCAAGTTCCTATTTCTAAACTTGGAGGTTCAGATTCTGCTGCTATTGCTGCAGCAATGTCTCAAGATAGAACATTTAAAGAACAGGTTGCTAGACCAGCACAAGCACAACTTGAAAAAATGGTCAATAAGATTATTAAAGAAAAAACAGATATTCTTCAGTTAAAGTTTAATGAAATGACCTTAACGGATGAAATTGCTCAGTCTCAAATTATTGAAAGATATGTCAAGACTCAGGTTATTACGCCTGACGAGGCTCGTGAAATGTTAGATTTGCCACCAAGACCAGACGGTGACGGTAGCACTCCATTTACTATGACTCCAAGACAAGCAACAGATGCTCGTGCAAATTTAGCGGGTAACCGTGAAAGAGATGCCGAAAGAGCAAATAACGTATCTGACTCTCCTGCAACCATTGATGGAAGAAATCCACAAGGTGAAGGTAGAGCGTCTCAATAATTGAGAAAACATGTCAAAAGGTTTGCTATAATAATACTGCCATGACTATAAATAAAGCACACTGGACTACTGATGGCGACAATGTTCGCTTTTCGATGCCTATCGGAAAAGTCGACAAAGAACGCAGAATTGTTTCTGGCTTTGCGACACTAGATAATATTGATAAGCAAAACGACATTGTTACAACAGAAGCCAGCCTTGAAGCATTTAAGAAATTCCGTGGTAACTTACGTGAAATGCATCAACCTACAGCAGTAGGCAAAGTAGTTTCATTTAAGGAAGATCGTTATTTTGATCCAAAGTCAAAAAACTTTTATAGCGGTGTTTATGTTTCTGCATATGTTTCAAAGGGTGCACAAGATACTTGGGAAAAAGTTCTTGATGGCACACTAACTGGTTTTTCTATCGGAGGGAATATTACAAAGTCAATGGACTCTTACGATGAAGAACTAGAAAAGGCAATAAGAATTGTTAAGGAATATGAATTGCATGAATTATCTCTTGTAGATAATCCTGCAAATCAATTTGCTAATGTTGTTTCTATTGAAAAGGGACAAATTGGTGGATTCCTTGCAAAGACTGTAGTTGATACAGTTTATTGGTGCAACACTGATGATATTGTAAGACTCTCTAAAGAATCTGATGAATCATGTCCAACATGCAGCGGGTCAATGAAAAACATTGGCTTTGTTGAAGATCAGAATGATATTGATACCGTAAAGTTCTTAGTTGATAGTGCAAAAGGCATTAGGACAATTAAGATTACAAAGGAGGAAAATCCTATGACAGAAGAAACTGTTATTGCAGAAGAGACACTAGTTGTCGCAGATGCAACAAAAGTTGAAAATGTTGAGGTTGCTCCCGAGGCTCCAGCAGATAATGCTGTAGCAGAGGCTACTGAAGTTGTTGCTGAAGAAGCAGCAGCGGAAGAGCCAGTAGCAGAGGCAGTGGCAGAAGCAGATGCAGTTGTTGCAGACGCTCCTGTTGCTGAAGAAGCAGATGATGCAGTAGAAGCAGTTGTTAATGCAACAGCAGAAGTTGCAAAGTCTGTGGAAGAAATTAATAACTCTCTAACTAATGCCTTGAGCAATCTTGCTGATACAGTAAAGGCTATGCAAGCCAATGTTGAAGCAATTACAAAGTCTCTTGAAACAGTTACAGGCGAAGTAAAGTCTGTAGCAAGTGAGGTAAGCCAAGTAAAGAGCACTTTTAATGAGTTTGGAAAGCGAGTAGATCTTGTAGAAAAAGATACTGCTTTCCGCAAGTCTGGCGATCTAGGCGAGATCGTGCAGGAACCTGTACGTCAGGTTCAAAAATCCCTATGGGGCGGTCGTTTCCTCACAAATGCCGACCTATTTAGTTAAGGTATATTCACTTAGGAGGTGAACAATATGTCGGAACAAGAAATCGTAAAGAACTATCCAGGTTCTCCAACAGTATCGCACAACCACCAAGGTGATGGTGCTTTCGCTTCAGGTGATATCGGTGGTGCAACAGCAACCAACCCATCCACATCTGATATTGGTGCAAACTTGGGTAACATTGCTACTCCTGAATGGGGTGTAACTTCTGGTCCAAACGCAGTTAATCCAACTGGTACACCAGGAGGTATTCTCCTTCCAGAGCAGGCTCGCCGCTTCATCGACTATGTGTGGGATGCAACAGTTCTCGCCAAAGATGGTCGTAGAGTTACTATGCGAGCAAACACCATGGAACTTGAAAAAGTTAACGTGGGTGAACGTGTAATTCGTGCTGCTGCACAGGCAAACAACAATTATACAAACGCTGGTGCTACATTTACTAAGGTAGAACTCACAACCAAGAAGATTCGTCTTGATTGGGAAGTTTCAACTGAAGCACTTGAAGACAATATTGAAGGTGGTGCGCTTGAAGATCATCTAGTTCGCTTGATGACAAACGCATTCGCTAACGATATCGAAGACCTCGCTATCAACGGTGATGGTTCAACTGGCGACTTCCTTTCAATCATGGAAGGTTTCGTTCACAAAGTTGAAAATGACGGAGATGCTCACGAAGCAGCCGTTACAGTTACAGATGACAACTGGACTACAGAGGTAATGCAGGACATTATCCTTGCAATGCCACGTAAGTATCGTGCCCTAAAGCAGAACCTAAAGTTCTACGCAGGTACTGATGCATTCGCAGGTATTGTTAAGAACAACGGAACACTCGCTGACGCTATTGCTGAAGCATTTGCTCCACGTACTGGTGGTACAGAGCGTAACCGTCAAGACTATCTTGATGGTATGGGACAGACATTCGGTGGAGCACGTACAACTCGTGTTCTCGGAGTGGATGTTATGGAAGTTCCTTACTACCCAGCAGATTATGTCGACTTGACATTCCCTGCAAACCGTGTATGGGGTTTCCAGCGTGATATCACTGTAAACCGTGAATACAAGCCAAAGAAGGATACAATTGAGTATACCGTCTTTGTACGCTTTGGTATTCAATGGGAAGAACTTGATGCAGTTGCTTACGCAGATGCAGCAGTTGATCCAACCGCATAATAGTTTAAAAAACTAACCGATAGGGAGGGCAGACAAAAAATCTGTCCTCCCTTATCACTTAAGGAAATAAAATGTCATATCCAGGAAATCCAACAGTCTCACATCAACACGATGGCGATGGAGCAATTGCAGTAGGTGGAGTTGGTGGGGTAATGGTAATGGGTCCACAAGGTATGATTATGCAAACAAATGTATTAGGTAATATTCCAACACCTATATTTGGTGAAAATATAACAATATCTGGTACTCCAGCAGGAATAAGAAAACCACAAACATTAAGAGCAAGTAGAAAATAGTAATTCTGATATAATAGCAGTGGAGGATTTATGGCAACAACAAAAGAAGTAGTAGAAGAATTTTCAAAGAAAACTGTTCTTGAATTAAAGTCATATGCAAAAAAGAACAAAATTGATACTCTTGGAGCAACTACAAAGCAGGAATTGTTAGAGGCAATTCTTCCTTTTGTTCCTAGACAAGATGAAGAAGAAAGAAAAGCAGCAGCAATGACTCCAAAAGAAAAGGTAGCACTTTTCTCAAAAGGAAACATTTATTGGAACGGTGTGGGTAGCCTTGAAAAAGGATATAATATTGTCACAAAGGAGGCATCCGTAAAGTGGCTTACCAAGAAATCTGTTCGTGAAGCAACTCCAGCAGAGGTAGCCAAACACTACGGTAAGATCTAATGCAGATTCTACGTTTACCCCCATACCCACTGACCATCACATATGATGTGCCAGATGCTAATACAGAGTATCTATTAATTATTAATCAGGGTACAAGAAATGTTAATGAAGTAGAAGAAAATATAACATCAGATGCCAATGCTCAAATTAGTTATACTCTTTCTAATATGTTTAACTCGTATGATGAGTCATACTATTTAGCAATTTATTCTATTGTTGATGGGGAACAGGCAGAAATTGTAGTAGAAGACAATCTAGATATTGCTAGACCATATGTTAATCCAATTAGATTGGCTCAGACCAATGCAGATGGAACAGCAACAGATATTGCAAACTATACAGAGTGGGAAAATATAGCAAGAGCAATTATTGACTCTATAGTACCTGGCGGATTTTATTATGAGCGCTCTTGGTATGAAACAAATGGTAATGGATCAGATTACATGCCTATTTGGGACAGAACATACACAATTTTAAAAGCATACGAAAATAATCAACTTGTTTGGGATTATGATGCTACCCCACAAACACAAAACGATAGCCAATGGATTTATCTACTTAGCAAAGATAAAACATCCATTCTTAAAGAGTGGACCCAGATGGGCGATCAATCATATATTCGTCAAATAGGAACACCAAAAGGAGTTCCACTTGGAGAATCAGACTCAATCTATCTTTATGATACAGAAGATAGCACAGTAACTTTAGCAGTCGCACCTGGAGTAACATTTCCAGTAACATTTAATTATCTATTTCATTTAGAAACTGGCTATAAGGTTGTTCCATATGAAATTCAAGATGCTACAAAAATGTTAATTGAAGATATCAAGTGCGGTAAGATGGAATACCATAAGAGGTATATTACTAACTACTCTACTGATCAATATAAAATTCAAATTGATAAGTCTGCGTTAGAAGGCACTGGAAATATATTAGTAGATAAAATTCTACAGAAATACATAACAAACTTTGGCACTCCAGGAGTTTTATAATGAACTCTTGCGAGACAACAGATTTTTTATACCCAATGAAGGCTGATATTTATTATCCTATTATTACGCAAAATCAATACGGTCAGGCTAACAAAAATTGGGTATTTGACAGAACTGTTGTCTGCAATGCTACGCCAGTTGGCGGGGCAGGTACAGAAGAAATCAAGCCTGAAATATTTATTCAATATAAAGATAAACTAGTATCTAGAACAAAAAATGATCTTAGAGTATCATCAACTAATGAACCTTATGCAGAAACAAATATACTGATTACTAACATTAGAAGTTCTAACGATCTTATTATTTATAAAGAAACAGCAGGTCCAAGAACAGGTAAAGGAACTATCTATGAGGTTGGAACGCTAGAACCTTTTATTGGTCCATTTGGAGACATTGAGTATTATAAAATGATGTGGCGTAGATCAGATAATCAGGATGTTAATGACTAATGAGAGTATCACTGACTACTAACGATTTTGAAAAACAGATTTTAAATATTGCTAATTATTCTATTGGCTTTCTTGATGGGGTTAATAAGGGTAAAAAAATATTTTTAGATAATATGGGCAAAGGCGTTATATATACTTTAGGTAGATATATAGATGTTGAAGCAAAAGCAAATAGTAGCGCTTTACACCATGTTTATGAATGGTATCAAACTGGCAGCCCGTCAGCAAGATTATTTGATATTGACTATACCGTAAGCAATCTTGGATTATCAATTAATTCTACATTTAGACAATCAAGAACTGTTGCTGAAGACGGAACTGTTCCATTTTATAACAAGGCATCAATTATGGAAAATGGTATTCCTGTTTTAATTAAACCAAAAAGAACTGCATTAAGATTCAGAGCAGGCGGGGAAGAAGTTTTTACACGGAG